TACGTAGTTAGGAAACTGCACCCAAGGCAAAGCACCATTGAACACCCACTTGTTTAAAGTCGTTGCAATGTCTCGAATAATCGTCTTTCGGTTGTCCGCATATTTTACCGTTCCGTTTTCCGTTGGGTCTACCACGTTCGACCATGCAGCGTTAATCGTAAAGTCAGTCGTTCCAGTGATTGCTATCACAGTCCATAGGCCACTAATTAAAGTGTTAGTCCCTGCGTCAACAACAACTTGGTCACCTACCGCGAAGGAATGCGTACACGTTATTTTGACATTGCCTGAATTGTTCGTAAGGTTTGCCGTGTAGTTAAACGTCACGATGTACTCTTCGCCTACCTTAACATCGTAGTTAAAGCGTGAAGTAGGTGTGTCAGCCTCCGAAGTGTTTAAGGGTTGAAAGTCGGGCGCAACTTTAGCACCTAACAACTTGCTCAAGTCAACCTCCCCATAACCAGTTCCATAAACGGGAAGCACTCGGTATTCAGCGACCTTGTTTGTAGTGCCTTGTTCGTAAACGTCAAAGATATACCTGAAGCCCTCGTTGTTTTTATTCGTGCTGTTGTAAATAAACTTACACGGGTTGTACGCTGGTGTGAAGTCCTGCGGTTCTGCTATTAGTGTCATTGCCATAACCTACTAAGTATTTATTGTGTTCAATGGTTAGAAGGCTACATATTGGTCATCGGTGTAATAGGTCTCTTTAATGTAGGTAGTCGCGTATCTCACGGCATCCATAGCATCGTCGTATAGTTTAACGGGTTCTTCCGTAATAATGTCGCCTACCTTTTTCCACTTGTAGTTTTCGTATTCCTTTTTTATGGCTTCGTCTTCCTGACAATAAACGCCAAAGGTCTTAACGAAGTTTATACCCATTTTAACCGACTTGTTAGCGTTGTTGACGTTGTACCCTGCGTTTTGAAGTTCGGCTATTATTTCGGGGCGTGAGTAATCCGCGAGAATGTCAACCGTCTTTTCGATTTCCAGTTGCTTAAACTTTTCAATGAGTTCGGACGTGGTCAAGTAGCTTTCGTAAATTACGGGCTCAATCCAAATGTCACCATCGGACCAATAAACCCTTATTAGTGCGCTTGGATGGTTATACCCGAAATCGAGTCCGTACACATAAGATTGAAAGCGTTGAGGCTTACGACCTAAGAAAGTCCAATTGTTATAAATGTTAGACTTGCTGATTGCCTTTTCACCTAACGCGTAAATTTGGTATAGGGCTTCGTCGGTTCGTTTAAGGTCTTCAATTTGTCGTTTAATACTTTCGGGTAAGAACGGGTTGTCGCGGTACGTGGATTTGATTAAGACGCTTTCTTCAGCAGGAAGTTTGTACAGCCAACTTGACGAGTCGCTCGGGTTGTAGTCAAAGATTAACTTTTCTTCCGTTCTCATGTTGAGCTGTTGGAAGTCCTCAAACCAAAGTTCGTTTGCTTCATTGCACCAACCTATATCGCGCTTTCTACCGCGTATTTTCTGCTCATTATCGACTGAAAAGAACTCGACAATTGACCCATTAGGGAAGAAGTAAATATTCTCTGACATGTTATGGTTCGCCTTTTCGTATATCTCCAAGTCCTTCATAATCTCGAAGAAGTCACGCATAACCGTTGCCCTCAACGCAGGGAAGGTCTTACGAACTATACTCACCACCTTGTTAGGGTTTTGCACGCAGTAGACTATGAGCATTTGACAAAGTGAATACGTCTTACTTGAGCGTGAGCCACCTTGGTTAATGATGAAACGCTTGTCGCTGTTTAGTGAGTCCCAGTTACGAGCGAAGATATTAGTTGCGTTTATCTGCATTGACAATGTTAACTTGAATTTCGCCTATACGTTCCCCTGCGGTTGTATGGTCTACGCTTTCCTTTGGCTTACCTACTGCCCTGCTGAGTAGTGTTTCAATAGAATACAAGCTACCTTTTTCAAGTGAGCGTTTAAGTGCATTGGCTACCGTCTTTTCTAATATCGTTGCCTTTGGGTTTTTATATACGTCAGCAAGTTCCTCAAGTGTCATTGATAGCATTACGAGAATGCAGTCGTTAACTTCCGAAGATTTGTAGCCATGTTCTTTTAGTTCGGTTATGAACTTACGAGGTGCGCCATCTAAATTCCTTCTTGGGTCGTCTCCCTTTTGGAATGGCTTTAAGTTTTCTGGGTTTGGCATGTCGCAGTTATTTCACAGTTTCCCCGTTTCGTTTAATAACTAAACTCGGGTCAAGTTTCTTTATTCGGTCAATTATCACTTGGCAATACTTCGGGTCTAATTCCATACCATAGCATTTGCGTTTAAGTTGGTGTGATGCTACCATAGTTGAACCTGAACCTAAAAATAAATCTAATACTAAATCATTAACTTGAGTTGAATTATTTAAAACAGTTTCAAGTAGTTCAATCGGTTTCATTGTCGGATGTTCACCATTGCGTGGAGGCTTATTGCATTCAATAATAGTTGACTTGTCAAAATTACCATACCATTTATGTGCTGCTCCCTCTTTCCAACCATAAAGGATTGGTTCGTGTTTATAGTTGTAATCTTTCCTACCCATTACAATGGTATTTTTTAACCATATAAGAATCGACTGTAATTTAAAACCACTACTTAAAAACGCATTTAAAAAAGCACCATCTTCAATAGGACAAAAAACATATATTGGAGAACCTTCTTTTAGTTCAATCAAAGAGCAACTAAAAAAAGAATCTAAAAAGTTTTTAAAATCTCCATTAGACATCTTATCATTTTGAATAGTCATTGCTTCTTTTGTTTTGCCTTCATAAGCAACATTGTAAGGAGGGTCTGTTACCATTATATCTGCTTTCTCTCCATTCATAAGTTTAGCTACTGAATCCGAATCTGTACTATCACCACAAAGTAAACGGTGTTCTCCTATTTCAAATAAGTCACCTATTACTATGTCCGTGTTTATCTCATCAGGCATTTCGTAATCATCCTCTTCCGCTTCAAGGTCTTCTGCTTTAAAGTCAACTGGAATATCTAAGCCCCATTCCTCAAGTTGTTCAACGTCCCATTCATTGGCTAACAAGTCCCAATCCCATTCTCCACCGCTTACGTTGTCTTTAATCAGGAACTCTCGTTGTTGGTCTTCCGTTAGGTTGTCCGCTATAATTACGGGAACTTGTTTTAACCCTGCTTCCTTACAAGCACGAAACCTCATGTTACCTCCTAATATAACCATGTCGGTATTCACTACGATAGGTCGTATATCTAGCATCTCTGGAAAGTCTTTGATTGACTGCACTAAGTTTTTGAACTTGTCGTCTTTGATTTGTCGAGGGTTGTTAGGGTTTAGTCTTACCTCTGATATTTTTACTAATTTACTTTCCATTTGTGTTCGTGTTTTTGGTGTAGTGGTCTAAAAATTCATCTTCGCTTATTTCCTCAAGGCACATTAAGCCTTCCACGTCCGTAAGGTAAAAGACAACGTGCGCTTCATTCACCTTTAGTTCGTCTTCAAGTGCACGGGCGAACTTAATCATGTTCTTTCCTGCGTCGAGTAAATAGTACTTAGCCATTTTCTCCAGTTATTGCCACTAAATAACAAAGGTAGCTAATCAAAGACCACCCTGAAAACTGCATCGCGTGTGTTGCGTCGTTGTATATTAGGCTCAACGCAGAAACAAGTACGAAACAAGCCACAAGGAACCCGAATAAGTTACTAATTTTCATTTGCGTTTGCGTTTAGGTTTTGGTTCTACTACTCCTTGGTATTCTATGGTTGGTAGTTCGGTTGGTACATCGGTTGGTAGTTCCGTCTTTTCAAAGTATTTCTCCAAGTTAACCCCCCACTTTTTAGCCGTGTTTATGTCGGCTTCGGTCAGTTGGTCTATTTTCTTCGTTACCCGGACAGCTCCAGCCAAGTATTCGACGCTCACTCCCTTATATTCGTTCTTTATCTTCAACATAATTTCTAAATTTTGCTTTGAGTTCGTTAATGTAAATCAATGCGCTACTTGGGTCAATGTTAAAGTGTTCCGCAAGGTCACGCTTAGTAGTTATTCCCTTGTTATAGTACACCTCCCAAAGTATTGCATCCACTCTATCCAACGTCTTTTCAAAGTCGCTTACATCTATTTTAAGTAGTAGGTTGTTCGATTGGTTATTCAGGTCCGAAATATCAAACTCTAAATCCACTGAGTTTATCCGTTCCTTTAAATTCGTCTGCGAGTTATAACGCATCAATTCAAAATAGATAAACCCGAAGGCTAAACGCTCGATTTCTTCTTCTTGGATTGTGTCAACCTTACCTACTAAGTACAAATAGGAGGAACTTACTAAACTTTCTGGCTCAATAGATTTCTTTAACTGCGTAATTCGTCTTTTCGCAGCACTCACCAACAAGTTATAATTGTCAGTATAGAATTTATCTATTACGTTCCGCATACCACGTTAGAAAGTCCTTAGCGTATATTCGTCTTTGAACCGAAGAACACATGCAATAGTTGACGGGCTTGTCTGCGTACTTGTTGTAAACGTCTCGCACCCGTACAATGGTCACCTTGTTAACCTTGCCTGAGTTAAACTCATCGTAAAGCGTTTCAAATAGGCTTATCTCCTGCGCATCCATCCTTCGTGAAGCATTTGTAGGACAAAAGTAATAAAGGAAGCTATGACCGCCTTTTCAAACGACCAAGTAATAGCCAACGCACTCCAAAACGTGCAACACTGCCAACACTCCAACGAGCCGAAGACGTACTCAATAAGGCTGTTAGGCTTTAACTTACTATACAACCAATCTGCAAAGTACTTGAAAGGCTCAAACTCTTGAATAAACCAACCTAAAGCAATTAAGAAAATGTATTCCATGTGATTAATTTTTAGTCAAATATACGATTATTTTTTAACCAACAAAAAAACCCCGTTACTCTTCGGGGTTCAAACGCTCGAAAGCGGGTAATTGAAAGATAAATCGTGTGTAATCGGTTTTTGTCCGTCTTCGCATCCGATATTTGACATGGTTCTTGTCAGTCGTTCTGCGCCTCATAACGTGAGTCAATTAATGCGTGTGCAATTCTTTCTACCGTGGTCGTGTTTAGACCGCCTTCGTTGTTTAGTAGTTTCTTAACTTGGCTTGACTGAACTTTTGATCGTCTACAAAAAGACCTCATACTTTCAGTTTCCAAGCGAACCGAAACGACCTTCCGAAGAAAGCCGTTTAGTTCGGTTAGTTCTGCTATTCTCAAAACGGAAGTCCTGACGAGTTAGCAATCTTTTCGCTGGTGTTCTGCGGTTCGGGTTTGAACGGCTCGGAAAGTTTAAGGGACAAAAATTGTCCGTTGTCCGTTTTTTTAACCCACCCTGCAAGTTCGTACTCTTGGTCACCTACTTTGATTTTACCTTTGTAGTCCGGGTGATTGTCCGCCTTTTTGTTGTTAGGGAAAAGCGTTCCCGTGTTTGCTTTGTGTTCGTAACTCATATTTGTTTGGTTTAAATTATGCTTTATAAATATTGTCTAATGATACTCGGTAAAATACATCGTCACTGTTGACTATTACAAAAATTGATATTGTTTCGTTTTTTTCTTCAAAATAATAATCTTCAATTTCTACAAAAACAATAGTTCCAACAACTTCTGCATCTTCATCGTATTCAATGTGTTCAGGAAGTTCATAAGTATTGATGTGAGCATTTGTCGCCAAAACTCTTTTACCTATTAAAAAATCTAAATTCATTTTTCTTTTATTAAATTAACTAAATGATAATGTCTAACTACTTGAGATTGTGTTAAACCTGTTTCTTCTGCTTTTTCTTCAATCCATTTTTTTTCACTTGGTGTAATCATAAACCTAAACAAAACTGTCTTTTTTTCTTTTACTTTTTTCATAACTGTTTGTTTTTGATTTGCTCTTTAATTCGTTCTAAATATAGGCATAGATCCATTGCCTCCTCTTGTGCGTGTTGCAACCAATCTAAGGTCTCAAGGTCTGTTCTTTCGAGGTTCGTTCCGTATTTTTCCAGGCCTCGTTCGCTTCTGTCCAATATTTGGTGTAGGACTTGCATAACTATTTTGTCTGTTTTCATAATTTACTGATTAAGTCGTTATAGTATTCTCTTGCGTGTAACAGCTTTTCTTTTACTTGTTCGATATTCGCATCGTTTAACTCTATTTGGAACGCTCTAACGCGCTTATTTTCGCTAATATGAGAGAATTCGTGTTTCGCTCGGACTTCGTTTTCGGTTTCTTCAGTGACGTCAATCTCAAATTTCTTCCACGAAGTGCGTCTGATCTCATCCTGCACGATGTCTTCGGGCGTGTCAACTAAACAATACACTACCCGGGCTTTGCTTCGTCCAGTGAGCCAACAATAACCGACCAACTGCCAAAAGTAATCTTTATTTGGTAGTTCATCTTCAAACCAAGGGAAGGTAGTGCCATCCCAAGAGCATTTGATGTCTATGATTTCGTCTTCAAGGATTAAGTCGGGAGTTCCTTTGATAAATTCGTTTTCAAAGTATTCCGTATTTTTGAGCGCAAAAGGCAAATTTAAGACCTGTGACGCCATTTCAATAGCAGTGTCCTCTTGTATATTACCCTTGTCCGTGTAACGGCTTGAAAACTCCTTTCTGATTCCGAACTTTTCTTCGATAGCAAGTTCTTTCAAGTAAGTTTTAGCGGTTTGAGACAAGACCTCCCCCTTTGATTTGGGGGAAGTCATTATCTTACCTAACGAGCTGCAGCGAATAATCATAGCAATAAAAGTGA